ATAAGTCCATCAGCTTGCACAGTAGAAGCGTGGCCTGAAATAACCTGTTCAACGTCATTGAATCCAGTGGTTCCAGACGCATAGGTCAAGATACCACGTGGTTGACCAACGCCATTACCAGAAATGAAAGCAGTAGCTTCTTTTCTAGCAAATTTGTCAGCAACTTTCTCAGCAATCCACGATTCAACATTCAATCCTGCATCGTCAAGCATTTGCTGTGAAGCTTTTGGCTTAGCAAACATCTCGTGAGCAGGAAGGATGATTTTTTTGAATTCTGATGTGTCGGTAGTAGCTCGTGTAGCAGTTTCTAAAACCCAATCAGCTCCGAATTCACCGAGGTCTTCGATGATTTCAAATTGATTTCCAGAGATGGAAGCAATCGAAGCCATTTGACGCATGGGTGAAGATTCGAAAACCTTCTTGACGATTTCAGAACTCATTTCAGGAGAAACGAGATATCCGCCATCGGGGTCAGAGCCAGTCGAAAGAGCTTTAACTTCTTCAACGCTCATGTGTTCTTTGCCTTTTCGCAAGAATTTATTGAAAGCAGCTTTTTGAGCTTTGCCTTCAGTATTTTCTTGATTTTGATTAGCAGAACCAGAACGATTGATAGCAGCTTGAGCGGCTTTCAATTCGGTGTTCAATTTGTCGATTTCAGCATTAGCGCGCTCAACCTGTGCTTTTGTTTCAGCAGATTCAGTGCCTTTTGATTCAATTTCTTTAATGCGCTTGTCGTTAAGTTTTTTAAACTCTTCGAAAGCAGATGCAACGGCATCAATTTTTGTTTCGATACTCATTTTTTATACTCCCTCTGTTAATGTTTTTAGTAATCTGTCCAGCGATTGACTCAATGTCGGATCATCATTGACAGTTGCATTGGCGGCTCCGCTTTTTCGAAGGAGTGCTTCTGCTATGACATCGGGCGAAATGCCCAATGCTTTTGCCTTGGCTTGTACGGTCTCGATAAATGAAACAATGGTAGTGTCTTCGAACCATCCCTTTGCAGCCGTGACCATTGCAGCTGTGTTCATTGGAAAAGTTACCAAAGAATATTCATATAATTTTAATTCTTTTAAACGACGAACTGATGGACGATCTTTATCGGGAAGAGATTTAACAACTGCATAACCAATTGATAAACCCATTTTGGCACCAACTTCTAGAGCTTGTTTTGCAATCTCGTAACGGTCTTTACCGAGCTGCGTGTTCATGTTGATTTGACCTTCAACGAAAAGACCCTTGTCTGTCTCTTCAGCGCGGATATTCCACCCGATTTGTTTTGATGGATCATGATCCGCGAGAATTGGCACAACGCCCTTATTCTCTTGAAGGGTTTTTTTAAATGCTCCCTGATCTACAACATCATCCCCTAGGTCGATGTTTCCAAATGTACTTGCAAAGCCACGAATGATTCCTTTTCTTGAATCCGCATCGTCGATTTTAAATGAGAATGTTTTAAATTCTGGCTTCATTTTTTGTAAAGTACCTTTCTTTCCTCACCATCAACAAATTCAGATTTAATGTGTAAGGATCTTTCAAAGAGAACTGTTTTAGTTTTCCCGTCAGATTTAATTTTAGCTACGAAGTTTTGTGAGTCGCCCACATTCATTCCTTGAATTTCAAATGGACTAAGTGAAACCTCAAACTCACCTTTGGAGTCATTAAGAACTTTTATATGGCCGTAGGATAATTTTTTAACAAGTGAATCGGAGCCATAGGGGAATGTCACTTCGATTTCATCAGGTGATTTTAACGATTCGGCATTCCCGAATTGGTTAAACACTCTAAGTTTCAATGCTTCCATTTAAAAATCCCTCTATGAAATCATCTTTCGATTCATTCAAAATATTCCCCGTATAATAATTATCGTACTTAGGAGCGTATTCGTCTAGTAGCCCACGAGTTTCTGGTAAATTATTATCTCGGTAAAAAGTCTCCGCAGCCCTTGCGTATTCTTTAGAACCAACTACCCAATAAGTTGCCACGACATATGGCTGATCTGGCATAATGAATTGTTTTGTCTCATAAAGGCCATCTTTGACGTGTGATAGTGGTCCTTCGAAAAGAATTTCATTTGCCACGCCAAAAACTCTACACATAACATCAATATTTGGATTATCGTCAAAAAGTTGGATGGCTAGAGGAACTATTTCGTTAATTTTAATCATTATACAATCTCTGCATCTTCAAAATCAGATTGAGCTAAAACATATTCTTGAGAAAAAGCCTCGACGTTTGCCACAAGACTGCCTGCTGCACCTGCTGGGATTTGAAAATATTTTACTACGATAGGGAGTTTGCCATCTTGTTTTTGCTGTTCGTTAACCCATAAACCATATTTCAATTCTCGAATATTAAGTATGGCGTCATAAGTTATGGACATGAAACTCCAGTGCTCGCCTACAACTCCAGTCAAAGGATCAGTAAAAGATTTTTTCAATGCCATATATTTCTCCTAATTTGCCAACTGATACCATTTACGGCTTGCTGGGTATTGTCCAGAGCACGATCCATTTGGACCAGAATAAGTTCCTTCACAATTTGGGTCATTCCACGTACATCCACTGGCCGCTCCACATGTGCCAGAATTAGCTCCAAAATCTGCACAGGTAGCCGCAGCGAAAGAACAGCCTGGATGAGTTGCACCGTTGCTGCATTCTGTATTGTCGTTATTAAACGTTGAACATTGTGCAAATTTTGTGAATGGTTGTATGACTCGGCTCTCACCTTCTGCACTTAAAGTTGTATCAAATGTAGATGGGAAAGTATCGGTTCCAGTAGTTGCAAGTGTTACCGTTCCAGCACCAGAATTTATTTTAACTATGGCATGGAGTCTTCCCGTACCACCTTCTTCAACCGATGATATGGCTGGAAGGGTCAAAACAAATCCAGCAGTCCATGCGCAGCCAGCCTCTCCCGTACAGGTTCCAGAACCAGACGCTGTTAAATTCGAGCATAATGCCGTTCCACCACAATTACCGAAAGCTCCACCAGAACAAGTACCTAAAGCATAACTTCCAGAACAGGCACCATTAGCGCCGGTGTAGGTTCCTGTGCAAGAATCATAAAAAGATCCAGAACAAACACCATCGCCAGAATTATATGAACAATCAGTTCGAGTTGCGCAAGCTGTTCCATCACCACCACCATCACTTAGCGTTGTGCAATCGCCACCAAAATTAGCAGTACAACCATCACCAGCGGGACATGTGCCAGAAGAATTATCTGCATAAAAATCAGAACAAACATTTGCAGTAAAAGAACATTGAGAACCAGATGGGAATCCAGCGGCGTTACAAGATGTGACATCATTGTTATAGGCTGAACACGCCGCCGTGTCCCATGTACACGCCGCATTTGCCCCCGTGCATGTTCCTGAATCGGTAGAATTATAATCTGAACAGTTTCCAGTTGTATTATTTGTACACCCAACTAAAGCCCTAGCTGTGCAGGCTGCGCCATAAGCCGTTGATGAACACGCAGTTGATGGCGTACCGGTACAACTATTTGCCGTTGAGGTATCACAAAATAGAGAAGTTTCTGTAGCCGCCGCTGTATAATCTGCCTCAACAAGTCTCCCCTTTAAAGCGGTTGAGCCAAAATTTGAAAATGTTGCTGGTGGTGTAATATCTGACTGCCCTGCTGTTAGGTAAGACCCATTATAACTCCCCTGCGTGTTATATATTCCTCCACCGTATAGTTGAACTAGGTATTGTTGACTCCCAATAGTTGATCCGAGATTAAAATAATAAGATGCTTGGCTGCCAGCTGCATAGAAAGAAACTGCACCATCAGAAGTTGTTTGTTGTCCTGAACGAATTGTAGAGCCGAAGGAATGAGTTGTGTTTACGCGTGAACCGGTCGAGGACAAATCTAAATTTTGAAGAGTATCGATTGTAGAACTATTAGGCATCGTGCTCTTAATATTTCCCTCAACCGATAGACGACCAAAACTAAGACCATCCGACATTCTTGAGGAATAAGTCAGACCGTCTTCATAAGCTCCACCATTTATTGAACTTTGAAGTTTCCAATCACCAAACGCCGCAGAAGTTCCAGTGACAGGCAAAACATATTGTCTAAAATCGACTGTGTGATTTACACTTGTTCCTGTACGCCATCCGTTACCACGAAATTGCAAAGCAGGAGATACCTGCACGCGCGAGCCTGTAACCGCTGCCGTTGTATTTGCTAAAAGCTCTGCAGTTGTTGGTGTCGTGGTCAAAGCAGAACGATTTAAAGTAACTGTGCCAGTTGTGGTGAGATTCTGAGCGCCTAAATCAACCGCTCCCGTTGCTCCCGAATAAGGAACATACCCAGTAAGACTAGGACCAGTGAGAGCGCCCCCGCTTAGAGTTAAACCACCGCCTACTGTAAGCTCTTCAATCACTCCAGTGCCACCACTTGTGCGCCCTAGAATTCGGCTTGTCGCCATCGAGTCAGTTTTTTTAGCGTTCAAGGCATTCTGTAAATCAGTTTGGTCTGCAAGTGTGCCAGTAATTCCACCCCATGCGGAAGCTCCGCCGATTGTCGTCCAACTTCCAGAATCACAAATCCATAAAGCAAAAGATGCATCGACTCTCAATTGACCGTCTACAGAACAAGCGGGTAAAGCCAAAGGAGAAAGATTTAAAGCGCTCGCATTTATTTGGACATCTGCATTTGCAACTAAGTGGGTTGTAAATAAGGTTGCAAATATAAGTCTATTTAAAAAGTTTCTCATAGTTTTGGAAGTTTCCTTACTAAGAAATTACCAGTTCTTCCGTTACCTGTATTCGTAGTTGACGCTAAAAATCTAATATTGCCGCTTGAAATATCGGCGTTTAAAATGACATTTGGATCATTAATCGTCATAGAAACTAAATCAACTTTTTCAACCGTGGCACTTCCGTTAGATTGAATAATGAAAATACCTGATTTAAAATTTCCCGTGGAAGTTTCTTTAAATTGGTAGTCGATGAAAACAGTCCCATAATCTGTATTCGAAAATAAGGCTAAAACCTGATTTGATTGATTGTTATTTAAGGATACAGACTGTAAATCGAAACCATCTTCACCAGCAGGACCTTGAAAACCAGACGGGCCACGCAGCCCGTCCTTTCCATCTTCACCCTTTTCGCCTTTAGCGCCTTTGGGTCCACGGTCGCCCTGTTCCCCTTTATCGCCTTTGCGATTTTTAGGGCCTAAAACAATAGCCAATTTATGCTCCTTGTACCCATTCAACGAATACGTTCATGGCTCCAGCGGTTAAGGCAGTTGAGTCACCGGTGCCGGCAGTCCAAGTCACAGCAAGTTGTCTAGCTGCTGATAATTTAATCATTGTTGCAGCGGTTCCAACTTGAATACCTGCATGAATGCCTGCATCAAAAGGATTTCCACCATCGGAGATAGCGACAGCTGCGAGCACATCATTATCTTGATCTTCTAAACCAATTTTGATTGTAGCAGAATCAGCATCACCGGCAGTTCCATTATCGATAAAGGTAGACACAACATCATAATAAACTTGTTTAATAATTGCGTTGTCAGGAATTGCTGTTCCGAAAAGAGCAGCCACTCCAGTCGTTGCAGCATTCAAAGCAGCAAAGCCAACTGAAAAATTAGAGACATTTAATTTCAAAGCAAGACCAGATGTTAAACTCGATGAGGAAGCCTTATCGGATATCGAAGTCAACATCGTTTCTACTTGGTCTCTTACAGCATTTTTACTTGGAGCAATCCCAGTGACTGCGTTCCAAGAAGTAGCATCATATGCCGTATCACTTATTAAAGCAGCGGCTGCAGCAAGTGCACCAGTTGGGTCTTCAATAATTTCCCAATCTCCTGCTCCGATAATTCCATTTGCCTGATAAACAATTCCAGACGAAGTGTCTTTGTAAATCTCTCCAACTTCTGTTGGGATTGATGTTGGAGCCGCACTGCCTGTTGAATATTTTGCCATTTTAAAATTCCTTTACTTCGTATTGTGGGATTAAAGTTTTACCCTCGCGTGAGTACACGAGAGCGCATCTACAATTTATAATTTGTTCGGGTGATGCAGAATCATCTCCAGGTCCACTCATGGACGCGTCTGGATTGACTGTGAATTTTTCGTTTAGTCCGACACGTTCACCATTCATTGATGCATGATCTGCCTGAGATGGATCGTCGCGGGTACGATCGTCGTTTGTCGAAACCCACTCTTTCATTAAGTCAGGAATATCTAGCGCTTTAGCAGCTTCTAAAGATCCGTTTGAAGAAGCCATGCCGATTTCGGTGCGCGCTATTGTATTTGCGCGTGAGGTGGAGACTGATTCGAATTGCACACGAATGTTTTTTGCTACCCATGCAGCGCCTTCACCATTCTCCAAAGATTCTTGAACATATTCCTTAATTGCTCTGCGCGCCTTTTTAATTGAAGTTCCTTCGATGTGAGTCACGGCTGCCGCTGTACGTTTTTTAACATACGCATCAACATAGTTTTGGAATTTAATTGAGCCCTTCGATTCAAATTCAATACCCCAAGTTTTTGCACCGTTGATAATCGGATCGCCAAACACTCTCATAGCCCGACGAATATATTTCGAGACAATTTTCTCTATGTCCGTTGAATCGGAAAGTATCTTAATCGCTGCAAATTCCATTGTACGAACATCAACATCTTTCAATGCTGATTCTAGCTTTTTGGCTTGTTCTTCAAACTCTTCTTTTAAATCATGGTACATGCCAACAGACAAACGATCACGAAGCTGATTAATTTCTTTTGCTGATTTCTGTTTTTCTTTTTGGTTTACTAAGTTAACCTGAGAAAACTTATGATTAGATTTTTCTTCTTCTGTATCGTCTTCCTCTGTTTGCCCATCTTCATTATCCAAAGTATCAGGGTCTGGCTCTGTGCCTTGAGGCATATCTTGATCCGTTCCAAGCTCCCCGACGGGTGTCATCCCACTGGGAACAAGGAGAACGTCGCCACCGTCAATAGGCTCAAACCCGACCATTTCCCGTTTTTCGTTCGGGGTGAGAAACCACGCGCTTGATACTTGAGTGAATTTTTCACCTCGTTTTACATCTAGTGCTGAGATGTCGTCCATATCATATTTTAATTCTAGACCTTTAGTTCCGTACATCGGCATGAGCCAGTGATTTAATTCATCTCGAACCATATCTAGCATCGGAACAATTGTGTCTTCATAAAATGCAAGACGAGCTTCTTTGTAATTTGCGAAAGTAGAATCACCTGGAATATTTAACAAAATCGGAGGCACACCAAACGCTAAAGCGATGTCACGAGCGGCTCCACGGCGTCCTTCAAGCCATTCCATATCGTGAGGAGAAAACCCCATAGACTTCCAATCAACGCCACCTTCGAGTAATAAAATTCGTCCAGCGTTTTGAGAACCAGCAATTCTAGTTTCGATTTGCTTTTTTAAATTAGCAAATTGTGGATCTGATAAATTGCCAGAAGGATTTGAATCAGTCGATTGAACAACCATTGCACCCGATGGGGTGCCTGAATTTTGCAGTAAAGATAAATTCCATTTGGATGATTCGTTATGTTGATCAACTGAATACGATGAAGCTTCAATAGGAGACATTCCATACCAAGGATCGTTAGGATGAAAAGTTTTCATGTGAAGAATGTCTGAGAAACCTGTTATTTGATCTACTGGAAAAACTTTTTCTCCTGAGTTTGCCGAAAACACATAAGCAGATGGAAGCCCTAATTTCCCTGCTACAATTTTCATTTTATCAGGACGAACGGGCCATAATTCTTGTGGTGTTTTTCCAGCCTTCACACATTCCATATAGGAATTACCAGCTATTGCATAATATGCAAAAATTGCTTCAAAAAATGCAGCACGAGATTGCATTGGATTTGGATTTTTTAATAAATCTAAAACAGGATGTGATTCAATTTCACGCTCGCCTTGATAAAGCTCCCACGGAATAGACGCGCATGTGCGTGAGAGAAGAGATACGCATTTATATGCAATGACGTTTGATTGATAACCTTCTCTAGCAAATGCTTCGTAGTTTTTAGGACTCGACACAGCTTGACCGATTTGATTTACGACAAGAACTTGTCTTGCTTCAGAATATTTACGGCCAAAAAATCTATCAAAAAAACCCATTAAATGATTCTCCTACAATTGCCTGATTCTAGGTTGCGCCGTCTTGTTTGACAAATATTCGAGTGCCATTGAGGTTGTGTCAACTTGATCGTCGTGCTCTGCGTTAGGGAAACGTTCGTGCTCAAGTAGAAAATCCTCCAACCAAGGTGCTGATTCAGGGATGAAACATTTACCAGCCTCCACTGTTGGAGTGACTGCGGACGCCCTTACTTCTTTATCCCTCTGTTTTGGATCAAAAGCAATTACTGGGATTAAAGTTTTTTGACGGATGTTTTGAATTACCGATGAGCCAGATGATTTGTCCTCGATAACGACGGCTTGAGGTCTAAATTTTTCAAACATATTTTTGACGGCTTGCTCTAATTGAGGAGCTTCGACCTTATTTCTCCAAACATCTAATAAATGAAACCCGTTATCTGTCTCTCCCCACGTAGCACATACAGAATAGTCGTTTGTGATACCTACCTTCTGAGCACAGTCCCAGAATTGAACTATTTTTGTGTAATTGTGTAGCCCACGATATGTTTTCCACCATGTTCGTTTAAACAATCCGCCCTCAACTGAAATAGGGTTCTGCTGTAGTTGCCCTTGTGCTGCCTGTGATCCAAGCTCTTTTTTAAGCTCGGCTAAAGTTTCAGCATTGAATCTCTCAGGCCAAAGTATTTGACCCTGTTCAGTACGGGGATCCTTCCATCCAATTAGTGTTGAATAAATTTTAGGAACATACTCAGCAGGAAGACAAAGATGTTCATATCCACCTTTTTTCAAAACATGTCCTGATAAATCTTTTTCATGAACACGTTGCATGACGATTACTTTGCAAAATGTTTCTGGATTATTCCCTCGTGTAGACATTACTTCGTCCCACCAAGTTAAAACATTTTCTCGCTTAGTTTGAGACTCAGCTTCGCCGACTTTATGGGGATCGTCTACTACGATAATGTCAGCACCCTCACCAGTTCCAGCTCCGTCGATTGATGTAGACATTCGTGCGCCTGTTTTATTGTTTTCAAACTTCATCTTTTCATTTTGATCGATGGTTAATTGAAAAGATTTACCGAACATTTTTTGATAAATTATATCGTCAATTACTCTTCTAGTTTTTAATGAATCGCGTTTTGATAAACTGTGAGAGTAGGATGAAAAAATCCATCGCTCTTCTGGCTTAGTGATCCATACCCATGAAGGCCAGAATACTGAAACGAGAAGGGATTTCATGTGTCGAGGAGGAATGTTGATAACTAAATTTCTTATTTCTCTTTTCGACACAGCTTCTAAGTGTTCACAAATAGCATCGATGTGCCATCCTTGAACATATTTTCTGGCTGGCTCAAGGCACGGCCACATTAGTTTAGAAAATCTTTTTAGATTTCTTTTACAAAGCTCGGCTTCGATATCCTCAACGGAAAATCCTGTAGTTATTATCTCATTTGCCATTTAAAGGGATTGAACCCTTCATCATAATCTTTTGCAAGGCATCTAATTCTTCAGTAGATAATTTTGAGATATCAACGGCATGATTTAGATTCACGTTACCCGATACGTCGATAAATTCTTTAGGCTTACCGATTACTCTCTCGGTTAAATTGTTTAGAGTGGTTACAGTCCCTCGCTGCATATCTTTGACGATAGCTCGGACATATCCTTCTTCGAGTAACGACGGGCGTTCTTTAAGTCTCGCCTCGATTTGATCTTTGGTGAGATTCATAATGTCCCAGAATAAAAGAATGATCGACTCACGAGAATTTAACTTTGTTCTTTTTACTTCTGGAGATATGGATTGAAATCCAACTGGATTTCTAATTTCGCCTTTTTGTATTTTAGCCATTTCCATCCTCGAATATGCGACGCATCACATCATTATCTCATAAAAGATATTTTTAAACAATATTACGTGTGATTTTTAACTGTTCTTTCATTTTATCGACAAATTCGTTTGGAGAATAAATGACAATTGAAATTCCGTTTAGTGATTTGATTTTGGCGAGGAATTTATCTTGATCTTCAGTTGTTTTATTTTTTCCAGCTTTTACTTCGATGGCAATAAATGTTCCCTTCTCAGTAATGCCTAGAATATCTGAGACGCCCTTGATAGAATGTTTTGAAGTATTTTTTCTGAAGCGTCTAGTTTTAGGGTCAAAGATTCCTGTGCTTGGATTGTACCAAAAGAATATTTGAACCCCGAAAATGAGTTTAGATTTATCTAATATTCCAGCTATCGTTTTTTTGATTAATCCTTCAGGCGTCATTGATTAGTTCCATAGCTTTTTCTTCTGTGAGTTTATTCCACTGCAGTGTTTGGTTCCAAAGTTTAGATCCGACTTGATTTTGTTTGACCATTTCTTTTAATCTGTCTTTTAAAGGAGTTGATTGCCAAGGAGTCTCGATTTCTTTTCTTATTTTTTCTTTCTGAATATTGATGAGTATTTCTTTATCCGTTGGAGGTTTAGCAAACATTTGAGGAGCCATGTACTGATCGTGAATTTTCTCTAACTCAGCAACTCGTTTTTTAAGTTTTTCCATTTCAGTATAAACAGGACGAAATCTTTCTTTATCTGCTTGAGTTCCAAATCTTTTAAGCCATTCCCAAGCTTCTGTTACTTTATTCATTCGAGTTGTTCTCGAGGGTTTGAAGCGAAAAGTGGGGACTTATCTGTGATCAGATTCATTTTTAAAAACATAAAACAGGTAACTCCTATAGTATAGGGCTTTAACCTATTCGCTGATACCCCAGTTACGAGGATGGTCGGTCTTGATACGTTCTTAGGCGCCATGTTTCCGATGTCACAGTCATGCTGTCCTTTAAGTTGTTCCGTCGGGAATCGCTCAAAGTGTGTTAATCTGGACTACGTTCTTTTAAGTGCCGTAGTGAGCCTAACAACGCTCTTATCTACACTTGTTAAGTAAACTTAACGTTTTTGCTATTTACCTAAACTCAAAATGTGTTATTTTGTATTTAGATTCTTAAGCAAGATCTAATCTACATCGAAATTTTCGCAACGAAAAGAGTAGGTGTAGATATTTTTCAGATTTATTACTTTACTTTAATTAAATAATCAATTTAACTACTTAGCATGAAAATACAGGCAAATACGATTGATCTTGTCAATATCGAATTGATTAAAACGCATCCTAAAAATCCGAACGTTCATCCACCAGAACAAATCAAACGCTTGAAACAAATTATTAAACATCAAGGCTTCAGAACCCCATTGGTCGTTTCAAAGCAAACGGGTCTACTCATCGCAGGACATGGTCGCTTGTTGGCCGCTAAAGAACTAGGTTTTAAACAACTTCCCGTAATTCATGAAGACTTTGATTCAGAAGCAGACGAATACGCTCACATGACAGCAGACAACGCTCTACAGACATGGAGCGAATTAGATTTCGCGAGCATCAATTTTGAAATTGCTGAGTTTGGGCCCGAATTAGATATTGAATTACTGGGTTTAAAAGATTTTAAAGTTGACGTTGCTGATAAAGAACAAGAACCATCGGTTAGTTTTAAAGACTCTTGGAGATTAGAAATCGAATTTAAAACAGAAGAAGAGTGTTCTAAGGCTTTTGAAAAATTAAACGACGAAGGTTTTAACGTAAAAATCATCAATATATGAAATTTGATATTAAATTATCTTCAGAAATTTCTAACAGCTTTCTGGCTAATAGCATTAAATCTAATTTTGATATTGTTAGTAAAAAGATCGAAAAACATATTATCGGCGAAATAGACTTAGAAAATAAACAATGGAATATAGGTTTAATCTGCGGTGCCTCTGGTACTGGTAAAAGCTCAATCGCTAAGAATCTTTTTAGCCAAGAGTTAATTAAAGAATTTGAATGGAAAGAAAAATCGCTATGCGATGATTTTCCTAAGTTACCAAACGAAGAAATTATAGCGTCTTTAACTTCTGTTGGATTCTCAGCTCCTCCATCGTGGTTAAAGCCTTACCACGTTCTTAGCGAAGGCGAGAAAATGAGAGCTAATCTCGCTCGCGCTCTTTGTGATAAAAGAGAATTATTTGTATTTGACGAATTTACATCCGTTGTAGATCGAAGCGTTGCTCAAATAGGCTCACTCGCTATTCAAAAGGCAATTAGAAAATCAAATAAAAAGTTCATCGCAGTTAGCTGTCATAAAGATATTATTGAGTGGCTACAACCTGATTGGATTTTTGATACAGATAAACAAGAGTTTTTTTTTGTCAAAAAACAGAGCGCCCAAGAATTGAAGCAAAAATATATAAGTGCGACCGATCAATTTGGAAGCTTTTTAAAGAGTATCACTATCTAAGTCACGATCTTGCATCAGCCGCTCAATGTTATCTAATAACAGTTAAAGATCAACCTGCGGGATTCGCTGCGATACTACATTTTCCACATCCATCGTCTGATAAAATTAAAAGAATATCGAGGATAGTAATTAGGCCAGAGTTTCAAGGAATTGGACTAGCGCATTATTTTATGAATTATCTTGGAGATTATTACAAAAAAAAGCATTACAGACTAAGAATTGTTTCGTCTTTAAAATTCTTTGGAAAATCTTTAGCTAAAAATTCGCAATGGAGTATTGGACGTATTGGACGTATTGGACGCACACCAGAACATAGTAAATTAGCTAAAATGAATAAAACAAGTTCAAATAATAGATATACTTTTTCTGCCGAATATTCTGGAAAATAGTTTACACGCTTAATTTTTGAGGTAGAAACAAAAAATGATTCGATTACCAATCAAAAAAATTTATTATGAAGAAATTAAATCTGGTGTTAAAAAAATCGAATATAGAAATTATACTAAATTCTTTAAAAACGCCTTTAATAAAAACCCTAAAAAAATTAGACTACACTATTACGCTAATAACTATATTGACTGTAACATTATTAAAATTGATCTAGTTAATATACCTAAACGATTTAAAGACTCATCGTTCTTATATACATCTAAAGTATACGCGGTTCATATCGAATTTATTAATGAATATAAGTAGGCGATTTTCCTTTTAAATTTTAGCCGTTTTCTTTATAGTTAATAGATAACAAACGCTTACTCAATAGAGCGAAAAGGAGCAAACAATATGGCACACGAAGTAGAATCAATGTTTTCCGTTAAACAAACGCCTTGGCATGGACTCGGTAAAATCGTCAACGATGCAGGAAGCGCAAGCGAAGCTATTCAACTAGCAGGACTTGATTGGCAAACCGAAAAGCGACCGATTTTTATTCCAACAGACGATTTAGACTATTCAAAAATCCAAGGTAAATTCGCCAACGTTAGAAAAACTGATCAAAACGTTTTAGGTATTGTTGGTAAGAATTATAAACCTTTACAAAATACAGAAGCTTTTAATTTTTTCGACAAATCAATCGCATCAAAAGAATTATCATTTGAAACGGCAGGCTCATTACGCGGAGGCCAACATATTTGGATTCTCGCATCGCTTAAATCAGGCCCAATTGAGGTAGTTAAAAACGATGCCGTTGTTCCATTTCTTCTTTTAACGAACGGACACGATGGAAAAAAAGCTGTATCCGTAGGCTTTACACCTATTAGAGTAGTTTGCGCTAATACATTAGCCGCAGCAGAACAAAACGCTAAAACCGAAATGATAAGAATTCATCACTCAAATCAAGTCGTAGAAAATCTCGACAAAGTCGGCGAAATTATAAATTTAGCTAAAGCATCGTTTGAAGCGTCAATTGAGCAATATCAATTTTTAGCTTCCAAAAAGGTTAGTAAAAAAGAACTAGAAAAGTTCGTTAAAATAGTGTTCCCAAAAAATCAAAATAAAGAACGCGTAGAAATGGCTGAACAAAAGATGCAAGAAGCCATCCAAAAATTATTTGAAACTGGACGCGGACAAGATATTAAAGACACAAAAGGAACGTACTGGGCGCTATATAACGCGACTACTGAATTTTTAAATTACGATGCTAGCCGTAGCGCAGATGCAAGAATGTTTAACGTTTGGATGGGAAGATCGAAACTTAAATCAGCACAAGCCTTGAACGTAGCAACTCAAATGGCAGGAGGTTTTTAATATGAAAAACTTAATTCTTAATACTGAAAATTGCAGAATTTACTCAGATAAAAACGGCATTATTTTAGAAATGAAAATGGAAGACGGAGGATGGGTGCAACAATGCCCATTTAAACATGATTTGTCTGGTCTTATCGCAGCATTAACCTTAAGTGTTGATGTTATTGCTGGGAAGGTCTGGCTGAAAAAAGTTGTTGACGATAAACCAAAATTGAATAATAAGTTACTTTCATAACCGACTCAATCGGAAGGAGCAAAATGAGTACCCTGCAAGAATTACTATCACAGAGAAAATTATCAAATGAATTAATGGAAGCCGCTGGAGGCGAGTTAACGCCAGAAAGCGAAGCGAGTCTAAAAGTTTTAGAGCTAGAAATTGTTAAAAAACCCGATGCAATTGCAGCTGTATTATTAGACATGGAATTATGTATTGCATTGCTAGAGAAAAGAGAAAACGAGATTGCTCACGCAAAACAAATGATTGCAAAGCAGTACGATCGACTAGAAAAATATACAATCGAAAATTTAAAAAATAATGATCTTACAGAATTAAGTGGCACAGATGTAACTTTAAAAATTCAAGCCTCCCAAGGATCATTGGAAATAATAGATCAAAAATTAGCTGAAGAATTTTATGGTGAAGAAGTCGTGACTTCTACTATTAAAGTTTCTAAAGATAAAATAAAGCAGGATTTAAAAAATGGCATCGATTTAAAATGTGCAAAGATTATTCAAAACCATTTTCTCAAAATAAAGGTTAATAAAAAAGGAGCAAAAAAATGATCAAATCGGAAACAATAAACGAATTAGCGGGAGCCTTGGCGAAAGCCCAAGGTGAATTTTTAGAGCCAGAACTAGATAGAGAGAACCCGTTTTTTAAATCTACCTACGCCACATTAGGCTCTGTGATAAGAGCGACTAAGGCGGCGCTATCTAAAAACGGATTGGCAGTTAGTCAAATAGTTAACGATTCAAATCTTGAAACGATAATCATGCATTCGTCTGGACAGTACATTGGATCGGTTTACCCACTTCATCCAGTTAAGACCGATCCCCAAGGAATGGGATCCTGCATTTCTTATGCGAGAAGATACGCTTTAAAAGGAATTCTAGGCATTGCTGAAGAGGACAACGATGGTAATGAACACACTTCTAATCAGCCCAAAAATTCATTTACACCTAAGCAGGAATATAAACAGCCAGAGAATAAAGCAGTTTTAGGACCTTCTGAAGCACAGTTAAAAAGACTTCACGCTATCGCAAGTGCAAGTAAATGGCCGAATGATGATGTCAAAAATCTTCTAAAAGAAAAATACAATTTAGATTCATCAAAACATCTCTCTAGAATTCAATACGATTATTTGTGTGATTTCATACAAAACAACCCAAAAAATATGGGTGATATTCCTCATTAGTTTTTGCTCCGCCTTGATTTGGAATGAGAGCTTACGGTGGTTCTATGCAGGAAGCCGTATTCGCCTTACAAGGTTGCAAAAGCCCATCTCGTAGCTGCAAATGCGAGATGGGCATCTACAATAAAAATAATTCATGGAGGAATTATGACAGAGAATTCAGATTTCGATAAACAAATATCCGATCTAAAAAATGATTTGAAAAGCGTGGAAAGAAGTCTAGCAACTTTTCAATCAGAAAATACTCGCCTAAAAATACAACTTCAATTTCTTGAAGATATGTACAGCGAGCTACTAGAAAAAATAATTAATCAATGAGCTGTTTAATTTGCGGCAAGCCTTCTGAAATTCACCACGTGTGGACTAGGAAGGCGTTTCCAGAATTTGAACACTGCGAATGGAATAAAATGGCTCTTTGTAGGGCGCATCATCGAGAGGTTCATTCTTTCGGTATCAGGCGTTTCGCCGATAAATTCTCTGCAATAGATAATTGGCTAAGAAAAAATCAATGGTACTTTGACCCTGTCGTATTTCGTTGGCAACATAGGAAAGATGAAAAAGGTAAAAATCCAAGTGACGCCTGAATTCACAATTACACTTCCAATGATCAATGAATGTCTCGATCTGAAATTATACCTCAGAGCTATCGAGGAACAGATTATATTAAGAGTTATTCATTTTCCGAATCGCGAAGCCGCTAAATATTTGAATATCAGCCTATCGGCCTACAAACGAAAATTACAACAATTCAAAATAAAAAAGGGGAAACAATGAAGGGTAAAGTAATGCCTTTAATTAAAGGTAAAGATTTAGAGGACGCAATAATGATGTTCAAAGCAAATGCAAGTTACGAAACTATAGCAAGAGAATTATCAAAACGTGGTGAACGTATCGCTTATTCCTGTGTTTTGAGAAGTTTAAAACCATTGGGATTCTGGCGAGATATTAAACAGGCACGAAAAGTAATGCCAAAAGGAAGGAAATCAATAAATGGCCTTTAGAGAAGAATTGTTCACACTATTGACAGTGGTATTTTTTATAATATTGCTAATCTTGTTTGGAATGAATTATGGAATTTAACGAACATTTCATGGCACGGGTTCTATCAGTAAATAATACACTAACAGGTAGAATATATTTCGAAGCTCTGACAACTTTTAGACCGTCTGTGAAAGACATAAAACAGGCACAGGAGAAACTTGGATTTCATCCCTTGGGATATGGGTGTCCGATGTTTTCATCTACGACACAGTTGAAAAATGGAAAATATGAAACTCATTGGGAATGTATGAATTCTTGCGAGTAGGTGAATATGAATAAATATAACTGTAAAAATAAACATTATGCTAGGTGGAAAGCAATGCGTTATAGATGTTCGAATCCAAACGATTCTAGCTACATAAATTATGGAGCTAGAGGTATTACCGTTTGTTATGAATGGCAAAAACGTGAGCCATTTTTAAAATGGTGCGAGGAAACTTATATTTCTGGAAGAACATTAGACAGAATTAATAATAATGGTCCATATTCTCCAGATAATTGTAAGTGGAGTACTGCTGGGGAACAGTGTTCAAATAGAAGAATAACGCCCAAACGACTTGAGGCTAATAAAATTAGTATAGCAAAAGCCGTAAGGGCTAATATTATTAGGATGAGAAAAAAATACGGGGATATAAAAAATAGAAAATCTAAATTTTGTTCTAATTGTGGCTCAAAAAGATTATTGAAAAATTTTGGCAAGGATTCATATAAACCAGACAAATTGACTACATATTGTCGTTCCTGCTGCAGAATAAAATGTTCATTATCTTATTATAAAAGGAAATTAAATGAATAAATTAAAAATCCCTATTCTTTTCAACCATGATTCATCTCAATTAATTGGGAAATTCGACGAAGATGGTATTTTAACTTTTAAAGAAGGATTCTCCATAACAACAAAACAAGCTTTTGAGATATTTGGTAATTGTAGTTTCTTGGTTATGAATAAATTTATATGTGAAAAAACAGGCGAAGAGAAAATTAAGAAGTTGAAAATAATGGAATGGAGTTTAAATGAAGAAGTATAAGATTAAGGAAACCAATTGTGAAATTGAAATACACCCTCAGGCACTATCCCACGTTGAGGTAGATGCTAAGTACTATGGATTCACCCTCGAAGAAATAAAACCCGAAGTGAGAAAGCTACATGCCTATTCGGCTGGCTATGGTGTTCAGTTTACGACTCTTACATCGTTAGACAGTTTCGAGGATCCAAAAGGCGTCATATGGACTCGCGCTCCCCAATTCGACATCACCTTTGAGGAGAAATAGAAATGCAATTTACTCAATTTTTAAGACCTAATGGCAGACAAGAAATTGTGACTATTGATCGGTCAGAAGATATCGAAATGAAGGCAGATATTTTAAAAGACGCTGGCTACCGTTTTGAAATAGAGGTTTTAACCAATGGAATGATTTCAATGACTGCTTGTTGTGATAAAGGAGAACCTGAAGATATTGCGATAAAGCTTTGCGAGAATGGACCGAAAGTCCCAATTGCAGTTGACGATCTTGTTCTTGATGCGTTTCGTTTTGCTAAAGATGCTGGAGATTTTGATGTATGACCGATAAAATAACCTTGACGAAAAAAGCCTTCTTGAGATGGTGTGATGATAATTTTACATGGGAAAATAAAATTAAAGATCATGCTTGGAGCGAGGTCGTCGCCGAGAGTCAGCGCCCAGAATTGATTGAACGATGGGCTATTGTGGTTTTTAGTAAGATTTTAGATCGTAGCTTTGTAACTTTAAAAGAAGCAGAAGAGTTTGTAGAAAAGGAATACCCCATCAATGGCCGCATAGTGCATCTTCGGGAAGTGGCGGGAGTATGAGTGAAACTAAATTAACTTTAGGTCAAACACTCGACAGCTTGGCAGCATTAGGATTCTTTTTTGCTGCGATGTTTTGTGGTTTTAAAGCTCAATATAACGAAGGTTTGTTTTTTATTACAACGGCAATTTATTTCAAAGTGAGGTTCAAATGAAAACCCCTGAAGAAATAGCAAAAGAGATATTGAACTTCCATGGCAAGCCTAGAACTATTGAGGCACTGGTTGAATTAATAATTATCGGACATGTTGATGAATACCCACAGTCATCGGGAAATATAACTCATGTAGATTATAACGGTCTCAAAAAAGAAATTCTTAATTTAATTACACAAGCTATTACCCTAGAGCGCCAACGTGCAAAGAAATTGGTAGAGGCTTTGGAGCGAGATGTGCAAATAATCGGAGCGTTCTTAGATAGAGTCACTCCCGAAGCAATTGGAAAACCTGATTTGTCGTTAGCACATCTTGGAATGATGGAAGCACTTCACTGTTATAAACGTGCCCGACAAGCGCTCGCTGAATATGAGGGGGAGTGATGGAGTCACCGAAAGATCAATGTATAAAAGAAAAATGTAGAGGTTGCCAATACTGTAATGAATATAATTCTTATAAAAGTGTGAGTTATTGTAAAGAACAGAATATATTCTATAAAGATTTGGCATTACTTATAAAACAATTTAGAGAAGATAAAAATATTTCTCAGGGTGAACTATCTCGTAGAGTTGGCGTAAATCCCTCGGCAATCAGTAAAATTGAATCAGGTAAAGGCGCAATGCTCGCAGATTCAGTTTTAAAAATAGCTATTGTTTTGAGTATCCCATCAACTGAGTTACGTTTTTTAGCGAGAAGAAGTATACGTCAATGGCATCGTATGAAAGAATACAAAAAGGATTTGAAATGATTTCCGACGACGAATTGAATAAGCTAGCAGATGAATTTTTCTAAAGATTTATCACTACTAATTAAACAGTATCGAATTAAAAAAGAAATGTCACAAGGAGACCTAGCAAGAAAAATAGCTTTGAATCCTTCAGCGATTAGCAAAATAGAGTCTGGTAAAAGCCAGCCACTAGCTGAAACGGTTTTAAAAATAGTACTAGTTTTAAATATACCATTAATGGAAATAAGGCGTTTGGCAAAAAAGGAACTAATAAAATGATCAACGATGATGATTTAGAAAAGTTAGCGGTAGAATTTTCAACACCAATGTTGAAAAAATATGATCCAGATCATCATGAGGTTAAGTTTGCCAAAGATGATTTCAAAGCAGGCTTTAGAGCGTGTGAGAAGATGATGGTTGTTAGTTGGCCGACCGCTATTGGGGCACAAGAATTCGCTAGACAGAATTTTATTTCACCTACGGATATGACAAAAATTCTTGTGTGGCTAAAACAAAAACTTTTGGGAGAGAAGTGATGGGATATGCAGAGCAAGAAGACGCAATGCCCTCATTAGTTAGAAGAATGAAAGCACTTGAATCCCAACTCGCAGAGCAAGACAAATTCATTATTTTAACTGGCAAAAAGCTCCAGACATTAATGGTGCACTTAAAACAAAGTTGTTATTGTGAGATGGACGATCATATCCAAAGGATCTGTTCACACTGTAAAATATTAAAGGAATTGAAATGAGACTTGAAAAATGGATAATTCATAACTGTGGGTCATGGGCCTACGCTTCGGGATTTGTGCATGACAATCCTAAGTTCAAAGACGGTGATTTTATCGAGACATCTTGGATTCGTGCTTATAGTCTCACAGAGAAGAAACTGACAACTAGAAATTCAGTTTACGAATTAGGCGCTCCTGCTAGTGAGTTCACACCACCACGAGATGAAGATGTAATATGCATGTCTGGATGAGAGAAGATGGTGAATTGGTTGTAGTGGTTGCTGATATTGTTGTTGAGCGTGACCCCTCCAGCAATAGTCGTGAATGCGTATGTTTTGGGTGGATTTACGAAATTGAAGATACTGTCCATATAACGAGAGCAACCCCAACTGAAATGGGCTATGAATATTTGAGTGAACTTTAATTTGCTTGGTGGCACAGAGGTGTAATTCCTCGCGCCAGAATAACTGTCTCGTTATATTCGAGAGGCCACTAAGCAATCTCTTTGACGTTTTAAGAGACTTCTTAATTACGTTTTAGCCCTGTAATGTAATTACATGAAATACATAATTACACTTTTACTCATTTCCGCCTGTTCCATGTTCGATAAGACTCCAGAAGTCACCATTCCAACTCCTGTACGGAACTGCGTACAGCAAGTTGAACCTAAGAACCCAGCTATTCCTTGTAAGATTGGTGATTGGTTTGCTGAAGGTGATTTGAAATGTTCAAGCACTGAAGCTATTTGTCTAAAGAAAAAGTTCTAAGGAATTTTGCAACCAAACTTGTCGCCAAAATACTGAAGGTTTTTATAACCTGTGTGTGGCTTGCCAGTAACTCGCTCAATCTCGGCGTGGTACTCAGGCCACTTCTCTTTTTTGCGCATCACTCCCCAATACTTACCAAGAGTCATGTCCCAAGAGAGGGTGGGGTACAGTGCCCGAAGCTTTGAGGCGATTTTGTCTTTACACTCGGTGTTCTTTTTCGGATCCAAAATATCTTTAAATTCTTTGAAGTCGCAGCCGTATTGAGAAGCTGCACCCATTGAAAGCTGATAGAGCCCTGCACTGGTAGTCTTTGGACTCAGGGGCTCTTTCATACTTGCGTCGGTTCGGCACCCCGATTCAGCGTAGCAAACGACTTTCCAGAATAGTTTCTCCTCACATGGGAAATAGCTTCCCGTCAGATTTACGTCGTTTTTATTTTTGCAAGAAATAAGAGATACTAAAATAATGAAGTGGATGATTTTCTTACTCATTGGATCAATGATATTTCAATCTTTAAATCATGCAATACAAATTGATAAACTTGAAACAAAACTTGCATGGGCTGAAGCAGTAAAGCCAGTTTGTAAAAAATGTCAAGAGCCTGTGATTTGTATCCCAAAAATTATTAGTGTAAAAGAGCCATGTCCAGAATTTGCCCCATGTGAGGAGAGCAACTTTAATGCCGAAGATTGTAAAAAAAAATATTGGTGGTTATTCTCAGATAATGAAGAATGATATCCCAAAATGGCTAGAGATAGCAGAAAAAGAAATAGGTGTTTCTGAAATTTTAGGTGATAAACACAATCCAAGAATATTGGAATATCATCAAGCCACATCTTTAAAAGCTAAAGATGATGAGACGCCTTATTGTTCTAGTTTTCTAAATTGGTGTATGAAACAAAGCGGTATAAAAGGAACAAATAGCGCGGCATCAAGAAGTTGGCTTAATTGGGGCATTGAATTAAAAACACCAAGGTATGGATGTATTGTTATTATATGGAGAGGAACTAAAAATTCCACCAGTGGACATGTTGGGATATGGTTAGGTGAAACTGAAACGAGTATTAAAATACTTGGAGCAAATCAAAACAATAAAGTATGTATTGCAAATTTTAACAAAAATAGATTGTTGAGTTATAGATGGATAGAACAAAAATAGAAGGTAATTATGAATTATTTAATTACATTCACAGTAGAACAGTAAATGTTAATGGATGTTGGGAGTGGCAAGGGGCAAAAACTAGAGGCGGCTATGGGCATATGGCCATTGGTAAAAATCCAAACTATAAATATTACAGAATTCATAGATTAATTCATGCTATTCTATACGGTGAAACAAAATTAATTGTTTTACATTCATGTGATAATCCACCATGTTGTAACCCACATCATTTAAGAGTTGGAACATATTTGGATAATGTCCAAGACATGGATAATAAATTTAGAAGACGCCCAGTTGGTCCAAAGGGAATGGATTGCCATTTATCAAAATTAAAAGATAAAGATGTAATTGAAATATTAAATAGCAGAAAAAAAGGCATAAAATTAATTGATCTGGCTTATAAATATAAAGTCTCGATGACAGTAATTTCATGTATAGCAAACGGTAAAACATGGAATCATATAACTGGATTACCTAAATGGAAAAGTAATAAATGAACAATATAAGAATCCTAAATGACATTCATTTATTCGGCATCGACGAGTATTTTTCATTTATAAAAATGTCCTCTCTGATAGCTACGTCTAAAAACACAGCCTATCTTTTGGGTGACATTGTAGACATAGCAAATTGCAAATACGAACAATTAGGCGATGCGATCGAGACTCTAAAGTTCCTAAATAAAAACTCGGTTCTCATTCGAGGCAACCACGAATGTGATGCCGTTGATGCCTATGATACCGTGCTGATTGATGGTCATATCATGCTTTGCCATGGCGATATTCCAATGTGGAAGCCTGAGCGCGTGAAAGAATTTCGCTCCCAAAAATGGGGCGCTGGATGGTTTAAAAGAAATATCCTCTCAAGAGTTATTCATGAAGGCAGACGCTTTATTGAGGTCAGACCAAACGAACGATTGATTGCATGGATAGAAAAGGAAATTGAGAAAAACAGTTCACTCGAATATTTCGTATTCGGTCATAGCCATCCACCAAAGCCAGTATTTTTTACCGTAAAGGGTCGTGCGTGTGTGATACTTCCTAGGGGCTGCCATGATTTATCATTTGAAAAAGGTGAGATTTTATGGTCAAGTGTTTCCTAGGAGGTGGCAAATGGCTAAAAAAGTAAAGAAAAAAGTTAAGAAGAAAACTAAGTAATTCTTATTTTAGACGGGCTTCTTCTCGATTTCCTGAGTGCCCGTCTTTTTTTCTTCTCAAGTCTTTGGTCAGAATCTTCCTTAATGTCTAATTGAATCCAAAAACCCATACCCTTTTTCATATAATAATGATTGCACATCAAATTACTGACACAGAGAGATATTCCAATCTGAAAATTTGACGGTAACGTAGTGGGTAGTGACAAAAGAAAATTATTTAATAATTCCAGATGTCCACCTACCGTTTGAACACCCAAATGCGTTAAAATTCTTAAAAGAAATAAAAAAAGATTTTAATATTAAGGACGAAAATTGTTATTCTCTAGGTGATTTACTTGACCTTTATCAATTTTCTTCTCATCAAAAATCACCTGATGCAAAACATACAGTAAATCAGGAAATCGAAGCCGCTCGTGAAAAAATTAGAAAATGGAAATCTGTGTTTCCTCAATTGAAAATATGTCAATCAAACCATGAAGCAAGACTTTGGAAACGTGCCATTGAAGCTGAATTGCCATCACAAATTATCCGTTCAATTGAAGAGATTTTCGAATATCCAAAAGATTGGAAAATAAAATCTGAGTGGGTAATTTTTGGATCAAAAGAAGAATTTGTTTTACAACACGGTGAAGGATATTCAAGTCCTTTAGCCCATCGTGAGGCTGCAATTCACAACGGAATAAATACAATTATAGGTCATCTTCATTCAAATGCTGGTGTATCTTTTATCAAGACAGCGAGACAGGAACTTTGGGCCATGAATGCAGGTTGTTTAGTTGATAATGATGCTTATGCTTTCGAATACGGGAAACACTCCAAATTTAAACCAACTATAGGCGTCGGACTCGTTCTTGATGGCGGCGCGTTTCCGCTTTTCGTTCCTTTAAAGTGACAACATCATAAAGCTGTCTAAAAAAAAGCCACGCGTGAAAATCGGCATCTAATTCACTCTTTGCCCAAACAAATCCTACATGTAAATTATCAAAGGCACGAAAGATTAAATATCTTTTCGCGCCCTTCTCGTGGTTACGCAGATACATTACAGAGCCGATTCGACCCATAAAAGAACTAAAAATCCTTGTGATCCAGCTCTTCCATTACCACCAGTTGGATTTGATCCACATCCACCACCACCACCAGCGCCATAATTGCTTGCAGCTGTTGCATCATCAACTCCACCAGTTCCACCAGTGCCACCAGCGCCATAAGATCCACCGCCACCACCGCCACCACTTCTCGAAGATACTGGACCACCGACGCCGCCAGACGCTTTGTATCCGGGCTGTCCTCTTATACCGTCAACGCTTTTTCCACCTCTACCGCCCAATGTACCGCCTCCAGCAGCACCAAATTGAGAAGTTCTAGTATCTGTTTGATGCGCATTTAGTTGTCCAATTGTAGTTGCATTGTCACCACCAGCCCCTCCAGAAGCGCCATCGCTAATAATCGTTCCATCGAATCTTGTAGGAGTTCCATTTCCACCAGCAGAACCATTAGCACCAGTTCCGGGCGCTCCACCAGCGCCAGGCTGTCCAACAATATAAGCGTAACCAACGTTTGGAGTTACGTTAAAAATATCCATTCCTAATGCTGCACCACAACCGCCGTTTCCACCGCAACCAGTTGCACCATTACCACCACCGCCACCACCACCGCCACCACCGCCGACACCGAAGGCAAAAACAATTCCACCTTTTAAATTAGCTGGTGCTGTCCATGTACCTGATGCTGATGTTAGAGCTGCACTACCTAATTTTATAGTGCTTCCATAACTTGCAACAAGCGCGCTTATTGCAGTCGCACTATCGATCAAAGAATTAATATCTACGCCCATTTTATTGAGCAAAGCTTCAGTAACTGGAGCGTCCTGAGCTACTTCTACATCGTTAATTTTTACTGCTGCGCCTGTAAGATCGGCCATATTTTCTCCTTAAATCATTTGATATCTAGCTTTACCATCGGCAAAAGGTGCCGTTGTTCTCATAAATCCATACGCGAATTTTATACCATCGTCATGTGAATCATAGGTGTCTAGCGTCATTATTTGTCCAGCTGCTGGGGTGAATCCTAGAGATGTCTCAAGTGTCACTGTGTTACCCGTGAAACCAGAAATAAAAGCAGTACCAGAAATAGAGCCTGAATTATTTCTAACCTTAACTTTTATTCGACCCCATTTTTGCCATTTTAAATATTCATTATCGCCATATTTCGAAGCATAGGAAGATTCTATGGTGAATTGAGTACTAGATATTCCAGCCTTAACAATTGAACTTGGAGATATTAAACAGTACCTAGCAGCGTTTGAGAAATTCGTATCAACAAGTCCAATTGACATAGTGGCGTTTTTTATGTCGTAGGTCTTATTTAATATTTGGAAAATTCTTGTTGTGGCTGCTCTGTCACCGTCTGAGATATTTACCATTGATAAATTTTCAGATTTCAAAATGATAATATCGCCAATTTCAGATGAGAAACCATCTCCGAATTTTATTTCAACATTGTCTAAATATTCAGCACCACGTTTATATCTATTCAATAACCTATCTGAAACCTGTGCAGCTTTTGCAGGACCTTGAATAGCGTCACGCATTCCATCAGAGTTAATTGTTGTGACCCTTTGCCCTACGTTGAAATCGTCGATCGAGGTCTGATCTTTCTCAGTTTTAACTATTAAATACTTTCCAGTATTGACATCTTTTTCCAAGTTAAAAACAACAGTATTATAAAAGTTTTTAGACAACGAACGTCTTATTTTTATTTTAGATGGATTGATTATATTGTTTTCATCAAGCACCAAAATATTAGAACCGGGGATTGGTCCTATATGATACCCCATTGAGATACGGCCTTTTCTTTGGATCGAAAAACAACCCATGGGCCTGAGTATCTGTTGTTCGATGAAGTCTTTTACATTGATCGTGTCAAGCAATCTAAAATCAAAATCAAAAGAAGATAAAAATGTATCATGCCAATATTCGAATTCATCTCCATCTACATCGTACCCCTTCATTTTACATCCATCGCTTAGAGTGTCCCACTGTGACCTAAATGAAATAGTCGCAGTGCTTGAATTCTCTTCAACAAAAGTTACTCCGTTAATCACGATATAGGAGCCAGTGAATGTTTTAACAATTGATGCGATCGTTTTTAAAGACACGTTGTTTGCGCCGTTAGAGGCACCAGTAGTTGAAATATAATCACCAACCACAATGCCGTAAACGTCAGCAACATCAACGCCTTCAAAAAATATCGCGTTAGCAACTAATTCAGAACCAGATATACGTTCAAAATTAGTTACATCTACACCAGTTTCAAAAAATCCAGTCATGCCGGAAAACATCAACTTACGAGCAAGTTGTAAACCATTGCCTTGTAACCGAACCATAGATACCACGGTATCGCCTACAGCATGTGCCTGTTGCCCAAAATTAAATGGAGATGGGTTACGTGTCACCCCAGTTAATTGATTACCAGACACACCAGTGTAGCTGAAATACTCATCATTTATTTTGACGTAATAGCTTATTGAAGAGTCATATGTACCTGCAGGGCCAAGCACGCGAGACTGAAATCCAGTTGCATCATCTAAATCAATTGTTGATATCGAACCACCTGAAGAGATTAGAGTCGTCAATTCAGCAGTGGCTTTTGTGAAAATGGATGTTCTTTTCTTTTGTTCTGAAGAACTTAAATTGAAAGTTACCTGTCCAACCTCTGCCGTGATGTCTTCAATGATTCCTCTGAAAATAGTTATATAGTCATCAGGAAAATTGGTGCCTAAAAAACCTATTTGGACCTTACACTCTCTACCTAATATTTCATCCACCACAACAGACGGGCTAATGATTTGTGTAATCTCTTCATTCTTGTCAATGAGAGTAATGGACATTTGGCTAACAGATGTTCCCAATCCTTTGTCTGGCTGCAATTGCTGTGTGATTTTAGTGGTCGTGCCTCCACCCAAAGTCATGTAATCTTTTTGACCTTCAAGCTGCGCTGAACCTCCAATAACCCATGTTCCATCAATTAAAAGTCCAACGTCACCAATACGAATTGCCTCAATAATATTTCCTGCTGTAAACGTATAAGGCACACCATCAATCGTGAAGATCAATAGAGGCTGAAGGTTTACAGCATTTTTTGCAATCGTAGTGGCAAGCGTTAAATCAAAACTCATTTAGTGCAAAACTCCAAACGAGATAAAATCATTTGTTTACCTTTATCGTTGGTGCAAAAATACCCATCCATAATAGCAAATGAAATATTATCGCATGACTCCTTATTCATTAAACAGGTGTTCATGTCTTGCCAAGTTTTATCACCACGTGGGAGTTTACCGTTTATTTCGCACTCTTCCAGTTTTTCACCTAAGTGCTGTTGAGATAATTCAGACCAGCAAGTCCAATTATCGAATTGCCATGGGAAAGTACGCTCTGATTTTTTATCACCTTTTGCGCAGAATCCTTTTTCCTCGTCTGTAAATATTTTACAGAGATCAATTAACCGTTTTGGATCACGGCAGGAAGCACAGCCAACAAGTAAGAATAAAACTAAAAAACGAATCATAGACGACCGCCCATCCAAGTTGAAATATCGGTTAAATCTTTTTGCTTTGATAATTCAAGTGCCTTATCCATACTGGCAAGAGACTCCCGCCTTTTTTCAGCGGGAGTGTTTTTATATCTTTCAATAAGAAGTGCAGCAAACTTAAATACCGTAGCAATAATTGCTAGTATTTCAGTTACGCCCATTTAAGCCTTCTTGACGCCTAAAATACCCTTGACGAAATCAATTACTTTTTTGATTCCCAAAAGAATAGCTTCGATTGTAGAGCCAGGCTTAAC